GACAACTGATGTAGTAAATACCGTAAGTGAAACTGTATCAAACATTGATGTTCCGTCTGTTCAGGATATGTTTGTAGGAACTCCTACATTCTAGTCAATCGACAGAATATCACCAACCCCGACAAGACTTTCCGTGCCATAAATAGACTTTAAGTGTTCAATTTCTCTGCGAGGTATAGCAGTCTCTCTCGAATAGCGAGCAATTGCTTTATATAAGTGAAATCCATGATAACGATCGTGATGGGGATCTTTCTTTCCAAACATAATGGAAGATCCATCATCCTGCTTTAGCCAACGTGTGAAGAAATTAAACAATGTATTCATTCGATACTCTTCGTGATTCGGTCCTTCCGGGAATAGGTCCCAAAACATTGACGTAGCAAGACGAATTAGGTCAAAGGATGGATTCGGCTTTACACTACTGAATTTATTGTTATAAAATGGTTCGACATTATACTGACCGCCTGCTTCCTCATTTACTGAAAAATGATCACTCATAAATGTTTTTGATTCTTTCATGCCCGGTAGACGAATCGAAGCAATGCCTCGCTCGAAATCAATAATTTTGATTAGGTATCCAAATGTAGGAACTTTGTAGAACGATCCATTGCAATTGTAGTATAGAAATTCTTGAGATGTTGAAACATACATTACATTATTTGAATGTAGATCATTATGTGTGATACCAAAGTTTCGCTGAGCAAATGCAAGAGCAAACATAACTTGAGAAACCCATGCAAGATGTTTTTCTGTTTCTGTGTGTTCTGTCATAAGTTTGTAGAGTGTTCCTTCACACTTCTCCATGACAGTTGTCTGAACCGGTACATTGGTAAACGAAGCCCATGCGAATGGTTCTTCCGTTCCTTCTTCCTCCATCGATTCTTCATCTTCGTCATCATCTTCGCAGTCACATGATGTAACTTTGAATATATATGACGTCGATACTGAAGACGAGTCGCTTTCATTATCTTCGTCATCTGATCCTTCTAACAGCTGTTGAAGTTCCGCTACTTCGGTTTCATCAACATGTTCGGCATCTAAATCTTCAATACCATCGAGAGTAATTTGTTCACCTAAGCTCAAGCGCGGTCGAGACGTACGTGTGTGTTGAAATTCAACTGCATCGCGAACTCCATCAGCTAGTTTCAGATCAAACGTCTTTCCTATATTTGAGCTAAACCAAGAACGCTCGCTCAGATCTTCGTAATCATCGGAAATATTAATAGTATGGTTCTTTGACAGTCCACTAAAGACTCCATACACTTTAGGAAAGTGTTGGCATTTTGATTGAGATAGTACTGCAGATATTAAGCTTCCAACATATACAGCGTTGTGATGCGATTGAATCTTTGCTGATATTTCAGATGACTGACCACTTGAAGATGGAAGACCAACAGTTGAACCATACTCTCCTTGCATCCACTTGAATGGACTTAATATCATACTCGTTTTGCAATGAACAGAACGTTTCTCGAACTTTGAAGTGCGAATTGAATCCGGAGATAGAATTCCTGTCATTTCTTCATCAAATCGTATACCATAATCTCCTACAAGTTCTACATCGTTTGTCTTGAATAAAACTTCGAGCGATGGAAAAAACGGCTGAATTGATTCGATGTTCCAATGTGTAAGAGCACCTGTACGTATATTCGAAAGCGACCACTTGTGAAGAGAAAGTGGAAGTGACGACGCCTTTAGTTCTGTCTGCTTACGCTTCAGCATATTATTACTTCGTGTACAAACCAAAAGCAAAAAGTTCACGCAGTATAATTAATATGAACTTTAACATCAAAAAGTTCAATATCGATATGTTGAAAGATCGATGTGAGATCGATTCTCGTAAATCTCCAATGATTGTCATCATTGGAAAAAAGGATACGGGTAAATCGTTCTTAGTTCGTGATATTCTCTACAATACTCAAGGAGCATTTCCCATTGGAACTGTTATTTCAGGAACTGAGGTCGCCAATGAATTTTTTCAACACATGGTTCCTTCTAAATTCATTCATGACAAGTACAAGCCTGAAATTGTAATGAATATGATAAAACGTCAGCTTAGTGTAAAAACAGCTCGAAATGAAGATAAGAAGCGTAGTGGTGGTAATTCTTCAGTTGATCCTCGTGCATTTTTAATTCTGGATGACTGTTTGTATGATGCTACATGGATTAAGGAAGAGTCAACACGTTACGTATTCATGAACGGTCGTCACATTGATTTAATGACAATCATTACTATGCAGTATCCTCTTGGTATTACGCCTAATTTGCGTACAAACGTAGACTTTGTATTTATTCTTCGTGAAAGTATCGTGAATAATCGCAGACGTATTTATGACAATTATGCAGGTATGTTTCCTACATTTGATATGTTTTGTCAGTTCATGGATCAATGCACGGAGAATTTCGAGGGACTTGTAATCTGCAATGGAGTTCAGTCGAACCGCCTTGAAGATCAAGTATTTTGGTATAAAGCGAGTGATCACCCGCAATTCAGAATGTGTGATGATTCGTTATGGCTAGATAATAAAGCATTTTCGTCTACCATGTTAGCTTCCGATGAATATAGTTCGGAAGCAATGAAATCTAGTAAAAAGAATGCAGGACCTTGGGTGCACGTCAAAAAGACACTTTAGCACATAACAGTAATTCCCAGCGTAGTGAGAAATGCTGTTTGAACACCAAATAAATAGTGTAAAAGTTCACCCAAAAATAAGTAATCAGTATTGCCAATAAAATTGTTAAAATACTGTCTACTACTGCATAACATCTACTATGAACGCTTCATTCGGCTTTCCAAAAATAAATGCATACGGACATCCCATTATTTATAGATCGCGAATTGCGCCTTCTGTCGGATGAACAGGGCGAGAGATAGCATCAGATAGATCCTCAGTCTCAACAAGACCAGCATCCTTCTTGGCATCCGCAAGCGCCTTCTTACGACGCTCCTCGTTCTCCTTCTTCTGCTTCTCAATCTTCTGCGTCTTCTCCTCCTCGAAGAAGATTTCACGGTTTACTTCGTTCTCCTTGTACTTACGCATCATTTCGTTGAGTTCCTGCTCGGCATACTCAACTTCAGGCATGAGGTGCTCAGAAGGATCCCACGGTAGCCAGCAGCCAACCTTGCCAACGTAGAGACTGTCCTTCGGGTAACGACGCTGTAGAACCTTGGCGTACTGCTGGCACTCCTCGAGGTTCGCAAACGTACGACGAACCTTTACACCACGAACATTGGTACGGAACTCAACCTTCTCCGTAAACTCAGCCTCGACCTCCTTCTCGTGCTTTAGGAGGAAAACCTGATACTGTTCGTGAACATCCGTCTTCTTTACTTCATCGTTGTGAACCTTAGTAAACTCGGCCATATCGGCAAATAGATCCTCGATCTTTAGAGAGTACTTCTTTGCTACAAAAGCCATAAGGTGCTCCATACCCTTCACCTTCCAGTCATAATCTAGCCACTCAATAAACTTCTCGTTCATGAATTCGGACTTCTGCTTGATAATCTTCTCCGGGCTCAGAAACGAAATTACACAGTAACGCTGAGTAGGGATTTCAGGGTCCTCGTCAAGATAGTCAATGGTAGACCCATCGTCCTCCTTTTTAGGGAGAGTCTCTGCAGGCATTTGTTTATATTAGGCAATCAACTATGAAAATACTTTTTTAACGACGACGTCTGCGGCGACCACCTTCCTCAGTCTTTACAAACGGATTGGGTCCTCGGTCAGGACGTTGACCCTGCTGGGGTCCAGTATTTCCAGGAAGTATAGCCTTCTTTACTTGCTCCGTCATAGTGGGACCCGGCTTCAGCACACGGCGAGCTAGAACATCGGAGCACTGAAACTGTATAATAAGAAAAAGGCGAATAAAGAAATTAATAGTACCAATACCATACATCCAACCGTATGCTTCCCATACTTGTTTATCTGCAGTTGTCTGTGCTAGTTGTACAACAAATACTGATAGAAAAATATCAACGACTAGACCTGTTAGTAGAAGAAGTGTGCCTACCAACTTAAAAACATCACCATGTTTCTCATAGCGAATCGCATAAATATAATAGAGCAGATATAGCGTCAGAACTACATTCATACACGTTCCGCCTACCACATATCCAGCATCAACTTCACGACCAGCACTACCATCATGAATATTGGCCTGCTGAGCTGTGTATGCTCCATACATTTGCATCATGTATGTTCCAATTGCCCATACAAGAGCAGTTGTTGTTACTGCCGTCTGAACTAAGCTCATTTGTTATTAGTGCGAACTTTTATATTTGGAACGCACTTATCAAGTCCAAGTGTTTGTTGCATCATAATCGGTGCTTTACAACCGGAACATGGGCATTTTTTATGTTCGTGGCCTAGAATATGACCGACCTCGTGAGACACCATATACTGTCTATAATTTTCAACGCCCTGACCGCTTTTTATTGATCCGCGAAACCAACGATCGGCATTCAAATACATATTACGACCCCCAAGTTCAGCACATGACAAATTGGGAGATATACCGCATAATTTTGTAACTGTCCGTGGCGATGACAGACGTATAAGAATATCTTCGTTCTCGGTTACAGGCTCAAAAAAATACCCACTTGTCGCCCAACCGTCGGGATCATTTAAATAAGCTGTAATCGCAAAAGTTATTTGATCCGAGTTGTGAATGTAATACTTTTTCACGACATCTTCGTCTATAACAACTCGAAATGTCTTTCGCATATCTACTTTAACCGAATATTTTCTCTCGTAAACTCTATAAAATGCCTGAACAGAAACAAGCTCAGGGAATGGGTGTTGACATGGGTGATCTAGTAAGCCGTGCGGTAAAGTACCTCCTCGAGGGTCTCGCTGTAGCCATTGCCGCGTTCATGCTACCTGGCAAGGTGATGAAGCTTTCTGAAATTGGCATGATTGCGCTCGTTGCCGTAGCCACGTTTGCAATTCTTGATGTATACGCTCCCAGTGTAGGTGCGTCTGCTCGCACTGGCTCCGGTTTCGGTATCGGTGCCCACCTAGTTGGCTTTCCGTAAGCATTTTCTCTGAACTATCTTTAATACTTAATGACTTCAAAGCAAAAAATACCAAAGGCATTGAGAGAACAAGTTTGGATTGTCCATGCCGGAAAAGTATTTGAGCGTAAATGTTTGACAGAATGGTGTAATAATACTATGACCGTATTTGATTTTCAATGTGGTCATAATATTCCAGAGTCGAAAAAGGGTAAAACAGATATCTCAAATTTAGTCCCTATTTGTTCGAGATGTAATCTTTCCATGGGAAATCAATTCACTTTCACAGAATGGTGTAAGCAAAGTAAGGCACAGCCTACTGAAAAGCCGACAGTATGGACAAAGATAGTATCCAAGTTGTTCGGTACAAAGGCAACTGGTACAAAATCAACGCGAAACCTTACGAACCAACTACCCAAACATTCAAAATTGCCTGGAATCTTATCCAAAATCCCGAAATCAGCTCCGAAGAAGCCTACAGAAACTACTTCGAAAAAAGCAGAAAAGAAATAAAAGTATTATATCCGTCATTTCGTAAGGATGTGGAGTGAACTAATAATTGCAGTTATTTTAGCAACATTGTTTGTTGGAGTCTATTGGGGTATACGTGGGTATCCTCCGGGTGTAGCGACATATCAAATGCCTCCAGTTGTTCCGAACGGCATTGATCCTGGACAGGCGAAGTTTATGTTTTTTTACGCTCCTTGGTGTCCTCATTGCAAAACAGCTCAACCTGTATGGGCATCATTCAAAGAAACATTGAAAAATACACCGTCTACATTCGGTGGTCACACAATTGTTTTCGAGGAAATCAATTGTGATTCCGATAAAGGAAAGAGTGCACTTTACAAAATAGAAGGATATCCTACATTCAAACTAGAAACTGATAATAAACTGTATGAATTTAAAGGTAAGCCTTCTGTTGTAGCTCTTCAGAATTTTCTAACACAAACACTTGGTCAAAAGAAATCGACGTAATTTGGAAGATGTATGTTTAAAAATATCAAGCATATCCATTTTTTCCAGGTCTGATGTTGCAGTTATAGACGGATAAACTAACTGTAATGTATATGGTGTAGTTTTAGAAACTCCACTTTGCTTAGTTGCGACTGAAATTAGATCTAGTGCAAACTCAATTGGAGAAATAGTTTCTAACGTTTCGGCAGTAATAACTAGCGATCGTGGACGAGGTAGCGTCAGAATAAGTGTAGTTTCTGAAACAGGCATAACACCAATCATATTCGGAGCAAAGAAGTCACCGTCGATATAGACCTGATTATACATAATTTGCGGCTTAAATACTCCTGGTAAACAGCATGAGCATTTGATAGCCTCAATAAGTGATACATTCTTTGAAAATAAAGTTGGTTTTCCCTTTGTGACGTTTGATGCCACGATGAACAAAGGCATTTTTGCATCGCCAATTACTTTATTACGTATGTCAAGGCCAACTTCATCGAATATAGTATATACTGTTGTTTCAAACCGATTCATTGAAAACAATCCTTTCTTTGAAAGACACGATGTGATATCATAAATTCCAATTGACGGAATAAATGATTTTGTCGATAGATATTTTTTAGCCAGTTCAGGAAGTTTATCAATAGGAAGACCAAATGCTATATATGTTCCGATAATAGAACCAATAGAAGCACCATATATACCTTCGGGAAATTCTAGTTTTTGATGTTTTGACAATTCAATCAATGCTCCAATTTGAAGTATACCTTTTATACCACCTCCACCAAGACCAAGTCGAGTAAAATGCTTCTGCATTTTATAATAAGTAAGAGTAGAATGCTACGCGCAACTGACGTATTACAAGAACAGCAACAACGGCGCGATAATCGAATGGCTGCAATGGTCCCCGTAATTGCCCAAATTCAAGCAAAAATACGCCAACAGGCTATTCATAACACAAACGCTCCCTATATTCTGTATGACGTTCCTACATATGTTTTTGGATATCCTCTTTTTTCATTAAAAGAAGCACTTGAGTATCTTGTAGGTGAGTTTTCTCGAGCCGGTTACTGGGTATGGGTTGTTGATGCAAAGTATCTTTTCATTTCATGGGTGAAGGCTGTAAAATCGAAAGAGGGTGGAAAGCCGATACTAACTACAAATTACCGTCCTCAAGTGTATGATCCGGCATCCATAGCATTTCTTCCCGATGAAAGATAAGCATGGGTTGGGTAAAAATGAATTACGATGAGACGTGGCGTGTTACGGCAAATGCGGCTGCACTTGCTATTTTTTACACTCTTTTAGGTGTACTAATTTCCTTTGTTTTGTACCACTTGTTTGATGAATATGATGATAACTGGAAGAAACGATCAACTGTATTTCAACTAGTAGATGTTTCCCTTGAAATTTCTATTCTTTCAATTATTGCATTTTGGAGTGCTCATATTATTGAACTTGCTCCTCCTTTGTTTTATGTTCGCAAGTCATTGGACATATTGGTAGATGGTTACATTTCAGGAATCTTCTATATTTTTGCCGTTTTCATCTTCATGGATGATTTGACTGAAAAGTTGAAGTTTCTGTATAACGAATCATTTGGTAAGCATTTTGCAACAATATTTCCTCAATATGGTTCGATTTTAGATTTTTCATTATCCTATACTCCTCCGCGTAAAACGAATGAGACTAATCCCGTAGCATAGAAACACCAATGGATTGTAATCACTCTCTAGTTGTTGATGAAGGTCAACATGTGTGTCAAAATTGTGGAACTGTATTTGAACAACTTATTGATGAAGGAGCTGAATGGAGAAACTATGAAGATAGCAAAGGCGAAGATCAGTGTCGCACAGGTTTTACAACCTCTGAACTTCTGCCAGAGTCTTCCTATGGATCTATCGTATCATATAAAGGAATTTCATCTTCAAATGTATCTATGAAAGCAGTTCAGCGTCTTTCATCGTGGTCTTTGTCATCAAACAGTGAACGTTCGTGGATGGGAATCTTTGACGCGATTCAACTGTGTGGAAATAAAGTAGGTCTTCCCAAATCAATTCTGTTTGATGCATGTGCACTCTATAAAGGACTAGATGAAGCACAGAAGGTACGAGGAGAAACTCGTCGCGCTTTGATGGGAGCTGCTCTATTTGTGTCATGTCGTAATCATCAAGCTTCAAGAAGTCATGAAGAAATTGCCGCACTCTTTACTGTAAATATTCGTAGTCTCTGCAAAGCGATTACACGGTTTGTTCAGACCGAAAATACCGTTCTCGATACACAAATTGGAATTGCAGAAAGATTATGTAGTGTTCTTCATTTGAACGATAAACAGAGAGAAGCTGTTATGGATTTGCTATATACAATTTCAAGTAAATCGGAAGATGAGTTTGAGAATACACCAAAAACAATTGTTGCTGGTGTAGTTGCTCATGTTATGGGGCTAAAGACAAAAACTGCTGTAAAGCCTGTTGCCGACGCGTCAGGTGTTTCTTCTTTGTCGATTCACAAACTTGTTCTCAAATTAGTTTAGTTGAATGCAACCAAAATTTGAACAGGTAACGTTAAAATTACGACCAGTTATACTTGATAAACAGTTCCAATTAAAAATTACTTGCGGAGCAACTCCATTACTTACAAATATACCAGTTAGTGTAGTAGTTCCAGCTCCTCCATTTGTTGTGAAAGGATATAATACTGGTGTAGAAACATTAGTTAATATTGATGGTCCATTTCCTAGCGAAAAGAATATATTATCTCCTGTAAGCGGCGGCGTTACTGCTACATAGTATATATTTACAGATACAAGATATGACTTCCCAGATATTATTGGCGGTATTGAACCGGTATTTGGAATTGCAAAATAACCACTGACACCAGTGCAGCCACTGCTTGTCGATATGAAACGACCAGTATTATACACTAAATAAGTGCTACCCGTACCACCTCCGCCCGATGAAATAACGCTGCCTGATAAATAAATATTATCTACATTAATCAGATCAGTTTTTACAGTATATCCACCAGAACCATCTGTTACAATTTTTGGAGAAATTGTATGCTGTAATACATTTTGTACACTACTCCCGGAAAATGGATCATTTCCTGATGGTGTACTCATTTGTTAATATGGAGTCAAAAGCATTTAATTCCTTTTCTGTCGTTAACAACATGGAGCCTCTTTTCGACCCCTCATCTGTAACTCTTGGCGGGCGCTATACTTTGTTCCCCATTTCGCCTTCAGAGCAGGATTTGTATAAAATGTACAAAAAGGCGGTTGCGTCTTTCTGGACAACGGAGGAGATTGATTTCAGCAAAGATAAGGAAGATTGGGAAAAACTAACAGACAACGAACAATACTTTGTAAAGCATATTCTTGCATTCTTTGCTGGATCAGATGGTGTTGTACAGGAGAATCTGGCAACTCGATTCCAGAAAGAAGTTCAATCTCCGGTTGCTCGTCTATTCTACGGTATGCAGAATGCAATGGAAGGTATTCACTCTGAAACGTATTCGCTACTCATTGATCAGTATGTAAAAGATAAAGATGAACAGATGAAATACTTTCGTGCAATTGATTCTATTCCTGCTATTCGTAAGAAGGCCCAGTGGGCTATGAATTGGATTGAGTCACCTACCGATTATGCCACTCGTCTCATCGGATTTGCATGTGTGGAAGGTATCTTCTTTAGTGGTTCATTCTGTGCTATTTATTGGATCAAGAAGCGTGGCCTTCTTCCGGGACTAACATTCTCAAATGAACTCATCTCTCGTGATGAAGGACTTCACACTGAGTTTGCAATTGCCATGTATCACAAGCTACAGAATAAGCTATCAGTTGAACAGATTACCGTTATTATCACAGATGCAGTAAACTGTGAATCTGAGTTTATTACCGAAGCGCTTCCTTGTTCTCTCATTGGTATGAATGCCCGTGATATGACGCAATACATTCAGTTCGTAGCAGATCGCATTGCTGTACAGCTTGGATGCCCTAAGATTTATAAGGCGTCGAATCCGTTTGATTTCATGGATCTGATTTCACTTGAAGGTAAGACTAACTTCTTCGAGAAGAAGGTAAGTGAGTATTCTAAGCCTGGTGTGGGAATGAATGCACGTGATATGGAAATTCGTTGCGATGAAGAGTTTTAACGTATATTCTTAGGACGGTATCCATTGAATTGTGTTGTATGAGGACCAACTGATGCATGAGGAACTGATAACGTATAAGGCATTACTATTTTATTCGTAAAAGAGGGTAAGAAATCGATTAGTGCAGATGTCTTCGGAACATATTGATATAAGTGCGTAACTACTTTATCAGATGTACGCACCTGATTCGAAATACTACTTAACTTTTTCTGGCGTGTGAATGCCGATGCGTCCGGCGTGGGCATTCTTTACGTTTAAACAAAGAAGGTTTCTTCACTACAATTCATAAATGGACTTTCTAAACGCAGCAGTTATTGTACTTGCATCTATGATTTTTGTACTCTCGGGCATGATGGGCTATCTATTCTGGCAGCAGAATCGTCTACTTCAGCACGTGCAGGGACTTGCAATGGCCGTTTCAACTGCTCTAACTCCGCCTCCCGTAGAAACTGCTCTACCTGAACTTCCTGTACAGGAGGAAGCTACAAAGGAAGAGGACGATCGTGCGTCTGTAGATGAGGATGAGGTTGAACATGTTGAGGGACCGCCTGCTACAGCTACGACAGCCGAAAAGACTGACGTAGATGACCTACAGGACAAGACTGTAAAGCAGCTTCAGGAAATTCTAACGCAAAAGGGCATCCCGTATGGCAAGCGTGATGCCAAGACGGTTCTCCTTCAGCTACTAAAAGCTACTGCCTAAGAATAATGAAGATCCAAAATAAATATTTGGATACATTAGCAGGTAGTCATACATCAATACTTTGCTTTGATTGTGAATTTTGGAGAGTTTATGGAAATAGCGGATATCATGGTATTTCAGGAACAGATGAATTCTTTATGCCTCGTGAAGTAGGTGGTTTTCTATTAACAAAAAATACAGATGGAACATGGGAGTACCATAAACACTTTTTTGTTACACTGTCACCTCCTGACTTAGATGTTTCCTTCATTTCATCTCAATTTGCTACGGTAAGTGCAAAAACAGCAGAAGAGTTGGATATTATTCAAGCGTCATTGATTACACATTGGACAGCTGCGTATAAGCAATTGTTACCCGAAAATCAACATGAAATCCTTGAAGAGGGTATTAATGTGTACTTAAATGATCCTAATATTAAGAAACATCACAAAACAAAAGTATGGTATAAATCATTTCTTGATCTATACTCGCAATCGTTAATTATTGTAAAAGGTAAGAGTGATATCGAGGCACTTGAAAATGCATGCAAATATCACAAAATACCGTACAAAGAACCTAAGGGTGTGTATGATATTGCCGACTGGAATAAAAAGAGTCATGCTAAATGTGGAACTGCCAAACTTGAGGGAACATATACTTGTATTGTAAACGAAGTTCCGGATGAAACTGGTAAAAAACGTCATCTGCGTCAAATTTTACCGTTGGGAGACGCACACGATCCTTCATCGGATGCTGCTATGACGTTTTTAGTTGCTCTTTACATTGTTTCAACCAACCGAATGTGATATTTGGTAGTAATTGAAATGCCCTTCTTTCGAAATGCAAACACTTTCCAACTACTATGAAGAGTAGATGGTCTGAATTTTAGCATTCGAATTTTTCTACTTTTCATATCAACCATAACGTCAATATTTCCCTCAAACTCTTCGTAGAGTTCACTTGATAATGCAAATTCAAAGTCTCGTTCTTCGTCATCTGTCAACTCTGCTACCTTTCGATTTCCCTTACCATCCTTATCCCAAAAGAAACTATCACCCTGAAGAACCTCAAACGAGTATTCTTCAGTGATGCGCTCCATCTTTATTTGAGATTAATCAAATGTGTAAAAAAATGTATTCGTTTTTACCAACTTTCGCTAGCAACTACGCTTCCATTATTATCGTAGACGGTCTTCTTAGTCATACTGAGAATTACTGTCCATCCGCCGGTTAGCTTTCGAGAGCAAGGGAAAACCCAGAAATCAAGAAAGCGATCAAGATTGCCATTGTTATCTGCATCAAAATCCAAAGATCCAAATCGTTTGTCAATTGAAACGGTAGTAATAGTGGTCATTTCATCAAATCCACCTGTACTCAGCTCATAATCTAGAGCAATCTTCAGAAAGTCTGCAGTTACCTTATCTACGGTTCGCAGATCTACAAACTTACCATCCTGATAGAAGATAACATCAAGCATACCAGAAGTTGCATTGAAGAGACCCATTTTGTTGAAATTTACTGAATAAAAAAATAGAAATCCGTTTTTACTTATTGTTTTAAACACAATTTGTTTTAATACATAAAGACACATGAAGCTGGTCTCTTTTGACGTAGGATTACGTAACCTAGCCTTCTGTGTTCTTGAAGGAACTGATAGAAAGGATGTAAAAATTGTACACTGGGATTTGATCGATGTAATGGCTGAATCTGCTGGTCATGATGCTGCTAAATGTTTTAAGTGTAAGAAACCGGCAAATTGGGTGAAACACGATGGATCATTGTATTGCTGCAAAACACATAAACCTAAAGGTGGTGGAAAGCCGCCTACCAAAGCGTCATTGAACAAGAAAACACTCGAAGACTTAAAAGTTGAAGCGACGCAAAACTCTGTGGAAGGCGGAACAACAAAGAAGACACTTGTGTTTGCGTTGTATAATCACTATTGTTCAAATGTTTGGAAACGTTGTGTGAAATCAGCAAAACAGGTATCGGTAGTCGATTTGGCTGAGCCTATTGCTCAGTGTTTAGAAGCTCGCCGCGAATTATGGGAAGGTTCTGATTTAATTGCATTTGAACAACAGCCTGATAAGCGTATGCTTTGTGTTCAAGCGATGCTTCATATGTGGTTTGTGTGTCAGGGATATAAATGCAAAGGTGTATCTGCTATTCATAAGTTGACAAATATGATAACACTTCAAGATTCAACAAAAACATATAAAGGTCGAAAGAGTACTGGTATTCTTCATGCAAAAGAGCTTGTGCCGACACAGGAACTAAAAGATCATATGATGAAACATCCTAAGCGAGATGATCTTGCGGATTCTTTCTTACAAGGATTGTGGGTACTAGAAAATAACAGATGAAAAAGCTATTTATATGGGCTGAAAATGGGTGGGCAATTGGAAAAATTCATCATAATCTTGAACGATATTTGTCAGACGAATTTGAATTTATCTATTGCGATTGGGGAAGTTGGGGAGATAAACATAAATTTCGCGAAGACTATCGGACATGTGATCTTTTTATGTCATGTTATTTAGGTCAACATTATGCTCTCGAGCATTTTCCAGATCTAAATATAAAAAAATGTGTGTTTGTGTCTCATGGGTTTGAAGAGATGCAAGGTGTTACACCTTCACCATTTGCAACGTATGGCATGGTAAGTCATTCAATTGAACACCTTTTTCCTTCAACTTTGAAACCCTTTTTTGTGCCCAACTGTGTAGAACTAGATGACTTTAATTATAAAAAACATTCTGGTTCAACAAATGTCATAGGATGGTGTGGAGCTCCGCGAGTTTGGTTCAAACAGTTTCATTGGGCTCGTGAAATAACAAAACGACTTGGTGTTGAACTACACGTAGCGTCTAAAACTCCATTTGAAGATCCAGCAGATTGGGCTCCAATATCAGCTTCTGAAATAAAAGAGTGGTATTCAAAAATAGATATTTTACTAATCACGTCAATTCCAAACGGACAGTCTGAAACAGGACCACTTCCTGCATTTGAAGCAATTGCGTCTGGTGTTGTCGTAATTGGAACCGCTGTTGGAAATTTTATGGAAGTACCGGGTCCTAAATTCGCTACGATTGAAGAAGGTGTTCGTATTTTAAATGAGTTAAAAGATAACCCTGAAAAGGTCAAACAGATTGCAAAAGAACAATACAAATGTATTGTACAGAAATGGAACTATAAAGTTGTTTCAGAAAAATGGAGAGAAATGCTTCGTTCTGCTTTAAAGAATGCAGAAATTAGTTGATACAATGAAGCCTACAATTCTTATATTTGATCAAGGAGTTGGCGCAGTTCGAAATGTACATACTGATTTGGAACCGTATCTAACTGATGAATTTAACATTATATTTCACGACTGGCATTATACTGATTCTGAATTTTATGAAAAAGAAAAAAATGCAGATTTGGTGATGACCGGAATGGACGGATATTATTATCTAAAAAATGTGTTTCCGTTTGAACATTTTAAAAAGTATGTGTTTGTTTCTCACGGATATCCGGAGTTCACGGATTCATTACCTTCAGGCTTAACCTATGGAATGACAAGTTATGTAATCAGACATTTTTTCCCTCAAAATTGTCCTGTTTATCTCGTAAAAAATGGTGTAAATCATACGATGTTTGATTATGTAGAACGAGATGGTAAGATAAATACGATAGGGTGGTGTGGAAGATCACACTTTCCATCGAAACGATTTTCAATGGCCGTTGAACTTGGAGTTTTTACTGACATATCGTTATCAACTATCGATGGTAAACAATGGAAATCACGAGAGGAAGTAAAGAAATGGTATAAAGATATTGACGCACTTTTAGTAACGTCTGGCCCAGAAGACTGGTCTGAAACAGGACCACTTCCTGCATTTGAAGCAATAGTAAGTGGTGTACTCGTAATTGGAACTAAAGTTGGAAATTTTTCATTTGTACCGGGTCCTAAATTTTCAACGGTCGAAGAAGGTATTCAAATTTTGATTGATTTGAAACAAAATCCTGAAAAGGCTAAACAAATCGCAAGACAACAGTATGAATGTGTAATGGAACTTTGGACGTATGAGAAAAATGCTTCTCAATGGAAAAGCTTGTTTAACATTGGACTCGAAAAGGCGCGTTCTAGTTTTCAGAACTGACTCGTTTAGATGAAATAAATGGATGTACTAGGAGCAGACTTCCTAACAAATGGCGCCATGTCAAGTGTTAACATTGATCTTCCGAAAGAAACGGCAACCTTTAATCTTCCAACTGTTGATTTTGATGAGACTCCTAACCTTGTTCCTTCAATGGAGCACGTTGGGTCGGTACGTACGAGCGAAGGATTAGAGAATATGAATGCAGACTCATACTTTCCGTCTCAGTCCTCTCGTAAGATGTCAGATGAGCATCTACTTCGCGAGAAATATGACATGCTGCGTAAGTTCAAGCGATTTCAAGCGGCCGGTCTTCCCATGCGTAAGAATTTTACACTCGAGTCGCCTCTTGAGGAGATGCGAATGGAGCTTGAGTTTATCAAGAAGGAGAAGGACATGGATGCCACCATCAAACAGTTCTGTGATTGGTTTATTACCGGAATGTCTGCAATGGAGTGGAGCTCTAAGAATGTCCCTCTCGTAAAGGCATTTGGTCTTCGTCTCGATGGCCTTTCTGAATCAGCTCAGATGAATGTAGTCGATATGGAGGAAGACTTTGAGGAACTGTATGATATGTATGGTGAGTCAATTAAGATGCATCCTCTTGTTCGTATTCCCATTCGTACTTGTATGATGGTCTACATGGTCCACCTGACAAACCAGATGGCTATGAAGGCACCTATTCCGAACATCGATGAAGTTCTACGTACCAATCCTGATATTGCTCGTCAGCTTGCTACGGCTGCCATGCAACAGCAAACGCAAAATATCCGTGCTGGTGGAATGGCCCAGCAGGCTCCTGCGTCTAATCCGCTTGCCGGTCTTGCTAGTTTCATGAGCGGAATGGTACCGCCTCCTCCCCAGCAGACGAACGTACGTCCTCAGGTACCTGCTTCGATCAAGTCACCTGTAAAGCTACCCCAACAGCGCCCTAATCCTCCGCCTCAGGTAGCTCGTCCAGCGGCGCCTCCTTCAGTTCCTGTTCGTGAAATGACTGGTCCTCAGGTAAATATTGATGACCTACTAAAGAAAGTGAATGCGGGAGTTGAAACGACTAAGAAGGTGAATACGACGCCAACTGCAAAGAAGGGCGGTTCTACGGGTAAGAATTCAGTGAGTATTCGTCTTTAACTAGTAGGTCCTCTGTAGGGTAAGTCGCTTACATCATCATCTGCTCGGCTTTGAAAGTATTCAAGAAAAAGAGGATTCCACTTTTCTTTATCAATCCATTCATACATTCCATCTTTATTGATTTTAATTAATTTACGTATGTCAGATTCGTTGTCAATTATTTTATGACGCTCTACATATTGACGATTTGTTTTTGAACCATGATACAAGTGTTGAATTTTACTCTTTTCATAATATGTTATACGAGGAACAGGCTTAGCAGTGAACTCACTATAAGCCGGTTTTAAACTTACAGGAAGAGACTTAAATATTTTAGGAAATGATTTCTTCATCCAAGCTGCAGAAGATAATGTATCTCCACTTCCACTTATAGCCCAATCAAAAAATCCAACTTTATTGTACCATTCCCGACGAAATGCCCAGCCAAACCCAGGGTGATAATTGTAGTTCCATGTAGTCTCTTTCATGAAAAGAACACTTTTGCGTGTGAGCGTTACATTAGTATATGTTAAGTCCAACCATTCGCATATTTCAAACGGTTGAACAACATCATGTGTATCCAACAATTTTGAAATATCCGAATACCAACTATCATTGCTAAAAATTACATCTCCATCGATAAACAGTAGTTTTTTATATTTTGACGGAACCTTGGTTTCAAGTATACGACACATTCGTTCCTTATGAAACATAAACGAATCGCATTGTACATGAAATGCAGACGGTATCTCGGGTTTTCTATCTTTGAATACTAACTCGAGTGTAAAGACAGGTATTTTTTTAAGTTGAAACTGATTAACTGTATACAGATAGTTCATGATGATTCGCTTGGACTGTACAGGATTAAAAATGATAAGGCATATAGCCATATCTTTAGACTGACAGAGTCCCATTATTTAAAACATAGGTTTTACAGTTCTATCATACGCAGGTGATTCAACCTTGCCATGTAGCCCAGCATCGGCTCGCATTTTGTCATCAGAACTCATCATTCCTTCTCTTGCGAATGTCGACTTTCCTCTCAAAAACCCAGATGCAAGTACTACAAAACATGCTGTTAGTAGCAGAGACGTAATCAGATCACGAGTACCTACAAAACAAACCGCAAAAATTGTCATGCGACGAAGCAGAATATTTTGACTGTACTCTTCATCATTGTCACTAAACTCGTGAACAATATAACGACTGCCTACATTCAGTAGTAACATCATAGCGCCGACCACGAATGGCGACGCTGCAAATTGTGCGACTTGTTCATGAATCATTCCCTTACTCAAAAGGAACTAAAGTTTTCGATTTTTGCAGGAGCTGCCGGCTTGGCGTGAGCAGGTGCAGTGTGCTTAGCGTGGCCCTCCTTGCCGTGAGACTGAGGGAGTCGAACGTCGCCCTTTTTCTTACTGGTCATAGCGGCTAGCATACCAGAAATGGCCGCAGGAGGTATTCCGGACGACTTGGGCTGAGCTGTGGCCGGTTTCTGTTCTTTAGGATCGAGATATTCTAAAGTTGCAGATGTAGACATTACATAGGCAATTCCTAGAAACAGACCAACAATTAAGCTAGGACCCGTTGCTAGGTAAAGGACTAGTAATAGAACAAGACCCTTTCCAATGGGAGTGGATAAAAGGGATGTTACTACGGAAGGCGGGGGGTGTGTAAAGAACGCAACATACACAATTAAAACAGCAACGCTTCCTAATTCAACTGAAGATAGCTTCATTTGTTTGACAGACTTGTTAATATTTTTCTATGAGTCTTTCAACAAGTGAGAGATGGCAAGTCTCGAAGAAGTATGGGGGTCATCTTTTCCAAAGAAACACTTTGATATGACATCAAAACACGATGCTCCTCACCAGAAACGTGACCCCGAAAAGGAAGGTCGTGTTCATCCGACGCCTGTTCATCGTACAACGGCTGCTCTGCAAAAGCATAAGAAGACTATCGACGACCTCACGAAGTCCCTTCCAATTGGTGGTTCCGATGAAGATATGGAATCTAATTATGGACCTGCTCGTGTTCCGTCAACAAAAGAGCACATGACAGATTTCTCATCTACAAAGGGTAAGATAACAAATCCTTATTATCCTCGTGATGATGGTACTGATTTTGCTTATGCTCCTCCTGCATTTCAGTCAGCCGCTCATGATGTCAAACTCGATCGCATTCTACGTATGATAGAACAGAATCGAACTGGGTATGAAGCTGCGTCGTCTCAAGATATGATGTTATATATTTTCACAGGTGTGTTCTTTTTATACACGCTTGATACGTTTGTAAACTTAGGTCGTCGTATGAAGTAAGTTACTTCTCATCAGCACGATTGTTGATACGAGATTCAAACGATGAGAATGAATCAAATACATTGTCCATGTACTCAATTTCAAGAGTCATTGAGAATGTCTGGTAGCCCCCAGAATACCAATAGATAAATCCCTGATTACCCTGCTGTGAGTGAAGACGCGTACGAATATGTAGACGATCAAGAGTCTCAATCGGAGGAGTGTAACGTGAAATGTTATCTTGAGCAGAGTGATCATTATACTCAATATAACCACTTGATGCGCCAATAGGAATCTTAGCAAACGTACCGTCAACAAATGATGAACGATCTGCGCCAACGCGTGTCTCGTCCATCTTGTTTAGACCCTCAATATCAATTAAAAAATACTGAGCAGTTGATACACCTGTTGCGCTGTCGCTTCCATTTGCACCCTTGTTAGCACCGTATGTTTGAGATTCGCCCGTAGCAACGGCACTGCCGTAAGTGTGTGTGAACGCAGTAGCAATTGATGGAAACTCAGCAGCAGATAGACGAATGGATACAATGTTTTTATATACGCGGGGGAGGTAGACAACAAAGTCGCCGCCAGCAGAATATTTAAGTGTGTCTCGGTCAGCAGAGTCGATGAGTAGAGTCTTCTTAACAGTTCGAAGCTCCTTCTGCGGCTTTGAAGCCGACACTGTAACCCCATTGTGGTCAAATGCACGATTCATCTTTGTCTATTACTAGTTAAAAATACTTAAATCTAATTTATCTTCAGCTTTTGGAAGATTTTTTCAATATTAATAAGATCATTATCCTTTTTGTCTGACATCATTTCAGTCATTTTTTCAATTGTTTTACAGAAGGTGTAGTATGTTTGCATATTAAGTTCTCCTGTCTTGTGATAGACTTCTGCTAGGTATCGAACCAGAATTTCAGATTGTTCGAACAATTTAACGTAGTCATCATTACCATATACATCTTCAGTTCCCTTTAGCATGTCGATATGACCATTGTAACTAATGATCAAATCGATATGTTCTTCAATTGGAATTTCAAAGTTTGGCTTTTTCTTCTCTAGAACACTGAGAGCATCATTGATGATATCCGTGTGATACTCCTTTTCTGCCTCTGTATAGTTCTCCATTTTTTGTTATTTACTTTCGGAGCTTTCTTTTATTCGTTTTTATAGATAACGAAGACATCTGATTTATCAACTCATCTTCTGTATCTAGTTCATCTAGCCGCTTGAGCATAAGAACCACATTTTTACAAAACTGATAAAACTCTGCAATATAAATCGGAGGTTTTACCATGTTGACAGCCATCAAATTTGTCTCTGCCATCAACTTTAAGTATTCAAAATCTTGTACAACTGGTTGCCTTGTGGCTGGAATATTAATAAAGTTTGAATAATATGAAAGGATTAGATCATGGCATTCTGCCATAAAATCTTCTGTAATAGGAAGTTTCTTTTCAAACACTTCAATTGCTTTCATAATTAGATTATAGTGATCCTCCTTTTGCTCATCATCATACTCATCCATTTTACCAAATCGATTCATTGCTATTTATAATTTGGACTTTGTAAAGTTCGTTTTTAAACTTTAATAACCGAGCTTACTAACCAAACAAACACAGCTGCACTAAATTGAGCCACCATATACATTAATGCTTTATTCTGACCAATTTTTCCTGCTGCAAGTTGCATAGCGGTAACTGCAGGATTGAAATGTCCGCCAGACGTCTTACCGCCAAGACCAATTGCAATAGCAAGAGCAGCTACTACAAAAATAGGATTCGATGTAAAAGCAACGGCTCCTAGAAGCAACGATGTGCCGAGAAATTCAACAACTGCAGGTGTGTCCATTTATATAAGAATGAAATATTTAGTTGTAAAGGGTTGGTTGGGATTCGGTGATCGTATGGAAAGTCTTCAAATGGCCGTCAAGTTCGCATTAGATCACAAGTTACAAATCTATGTAGACTGGTGGGATCCAATGTGGTCACATGGAGATTGTGATTTTTACACATATTTCAAACTTGTAAATATTCCTGTTCTAAATTCGCTGACAGATATACCTTCAGATGCCACAGTTTTTCCTGTATTTTGGAAAGATAAACTTAACCAGCACCTATCTAGAGAGTTTTTTGATGCAAATATGAAGGAGGATATGCATATAGGTCAGTTAACAAAAGAATATCCCGGAGATGTAATTGTTTCAACATTGAGTACACGAACAATTTATTCCGATTTAACATTTTTTTCAAATGTATTTCGAGTTATAGATCATCGTATTATTTCAAAATTGAATAACAGAAAACAGAAATTACCACTAGCAAGTGCTTGGGGTATTCATATACGAGGAACAGACCGAACAAACAAGACAAATAGAGATATGGCTATTCAGAGCATAGCGTCTCATGTGACAACAATGGGTGGATTAAACGGAGTTAAAATGATAGCTGTTTCTGATGATAAAGAATGTCTTGCAGTGTGGAAACGATTTTATCCAGATACAATCGTAGCAAGTGAACTTTCGTTAACACAAAATTCGTTGAAAGGAAATCATAACTTATCAAAAGATGCGTTAACAGTCACAAAAGATGAAATGAATGTTGATATGTTGGTCGACTTTTTTACTCTTGCGTCCTGTTCGCGTATATTTTCAACTTTCAAAACAGGTCGTTTTTTCCGTGAAGCTCAGAGACTTTCACCGCATGTGAACAAGATATTACAAGGATGACAAGGCTGAACGAATGTATCTCTGTCATGAAACAACTTCATGATTTGGGATTTCATAAAGAATATGCTCCGCTGAAAGAGCTATCGCGTAAGTTGTCTGATTATGTAAAGACGGGAGAACCAGCAACATTTACAATCTCATTTGAACAATATGGTAGAATTGCTCACGTAGTTTTACCTAAAAATCCTGAATCTCGCGTTCGGTTAACATTGAAGGCGATCGCCGGTCACGACAGTGAAGAAATGTAACATAAACTACGCACGATAGCACTAGCAACGCAGCAACAATCGCAGACATACCATCTTGGTCCATTTTAATCTACTTTTACCACTTCTACTGTCTCTATACTTGTTACCTTCAGCTTATGCTTCTTTCCTTTGCAATGAATATCCCATGTATTTTTAGTCTTTGCTTCATATCCACATGGCTCACACGTCTTAGGATATGTTTCAACCTGAATGATACCTGCTTTGACTTTATGAGCATGACTTTCTAAGTGACGTCTTTGGTGATCTTTATCGGGTGTACTTACTTGACAAATTCCACAAAATTTTACACTTTTGACTATAACAACATCTGGAAGATTTAACTTTGATATTTTATCGTTAATTAATGAGATGACACTACGTGCTTTAGTAATTATCTTAATTTGTTCTTCTTTTTCAAGATTATACTGGTGATACATAGCCTCTTCTTTGGTCGTAAGAGTATCTGGTTTATTTTGTTTAAGACGTTCAATCTCTTCCTGTTGTCGCTTGTCACGTTCTTTATACTCTTTTATCATGAGTTCATGTGCAGCTTTCTGTTTTAGACGAAATTGATATTCTTCATTACAAAAAATACAAGATGGACATCGTTTTTCCCATTGTTCTGGAGTATAATTTACAAAATGAGATTTAATTTCATCACTTGATTCAGATATCCATTCTTTAGTTTCTTCCATACTCATTGTATTAGTGTGATACAATGTATGTATATTTATATCGGTATTCATTATTTATTATAACTATTTTATTTTTTGTGGCTGTGGGGTCGACCTTTGAGTTTTCAAAAAAGAGCACTTAAACTTTTAAATTCTTAAAAAAACTTTTTCAAACACCTCTTTAAAAAAAGTCCATTTTCACGCCCCTCGAACCCAAATTTTCCAAAAAGAAAATGGATAGTTTCAACATTTCTGCAGTACACTACAATGGCTCTTACATTGGGCGGATATCAAATTGCAAAGAAAGATATTGAACATATTCATCATACAAAAGGAATATTGACTGTAAAACCTTACATTCCTTCTGTATTTGTCAAGCCTCAATTTGTGAAACGGTATCCGGTCTTTAAAGAATCTGAAGAGTTTCTATATGTTCCTAAGCATTACGGAATTGAAACATTCGGTCCACTAAAAAGTTCAACACGTGAAGTTAAACAAACTGATCCTAAATTTTGGGAGTTTGCTGGGACGATTCGAGACAACCAGAAAGAAGTAGTAAACGCATACTTGCTTCCAGAACCACGAGACGGAGTTATCTCTCTTCAAACAGGAGGAGGTAAAACTGTTTGTGCTCTGTATATTGCATCTCAACTGAAAGTCCCGACAATTGTTCTAGTTCATAATACATTTCTGCGTGATCAATGGATCGATCGTATCAAAGCGTTTCTTCCTAAAGCAAGAATAGGTTCAATTCAGGGAGAAGTAGTTGAAACCGAAAATGTTGACTTTGTTGTAGCTATGCTTCAAACTGTATCACAACGTGACTTTCCAGAATCAACATATAAAAAAATTGGTCTCGTAATTGTTGACGAATGTCATCATATTGCAACTGAATCGTTCAGCAACGCAATGACAAAGTTAACATCTAAACACGTATTGGGTCTTTCCGCTACACTTGATCGCAAAGATGGTCTTATGCATGTAATTCATTGGTTTCTTGGTCCTCTGCTTTACAAATCAAATTCAGTTGATAAAATTGATGAAGGTGTAAAAGTTGAAGTCTATGAATTCGATCCAGGAGATGATGAATATAATTCTGTTATTTTGAACCATGCTGGTGTAATGTTTACGTCACTGATGGTCAATAAAGTGGTTGAATATAAACCTCGTAATGAATTTCTTGTTAAACTCCTTCTGGATATTCAAGAAGAAAAAGAACGTCAACTACTTGTTCTAACAGATCGTGTAGATCACGCACAAACGCTGTTTGACATGCTACCAACCGAAGTTCAACAAACAGCTTGTATTCTTGGGCGCAAGGTAAAGGCAGAACAAAGAGCAGAATGGTGTTCAACGAAACGTATTCTGTTAGCAACCTATCAGATGTGCAAAGAAGGATTTGACGTAGCCACTTTGAATACTCTTGTAATTGCTACATCACGACCCGATGTGGATCAAATTGTTGGACGCATTCTGCGAGTAGATAAATCAATCCGCAAAATAGATCCTTTGATTATTGATATTGTTGATCCTGCATTTCGTAGACAGTTTCAACAGAGACTTGATTTGTACAAAAAAAGAAATTATGTTGTTGAAAAGATGGTGTTTACTTAAACTTATATAGCTCTGCATTCTCATAGTTTCGAATTTCGATTGGAAAACCAACTTTAGAGTTGTCATTCAATTTTTTGATCTTCATTTTAAGACCTTCCGACAACACATGGCTATCTTTATCTGTATGAATAATTAGCACTGGAACTACTTTATCGACGTTTACATACTTTTCGCGAATTGCGTCAACACTCAAAATCCAATTACAATATAATTGGTTGATATGTTGAAGGGCAACTTTATTTTCTCGTTTTGCTTCGTATACAATTGCTTTTTTGTTAATAACTTCAATTGCATCAAGTTGCGGTGAATTCAAATTATCTTCATTGAACTTAAAGTGCTCTTTTAGAATAAATTTGTAATCAATATCTTCTTCAGACCCAAATGCGTCAGAACGTGTTTTTTCAAATTTTGACAGAAGAGATTCTTCTGATTCGTGTTTTTCAACAGTAGCTTCAAACTTAATTTCTTTTTGAAGCAACTTAATGACTTCATCAAACAATGGATTATGGTTCGGTTTAAATTTATTTTTTGTGGGAACAGTAATCGGTAACTGATTCTGATTTCCATAAATGTTCACAACTGCAATATTACCATTTAAGGTTGTATTAACATCTAGTTGTGTGATCTGCTTATAAAGAGAACCTGATGTAACCTTTTGGATCATTCGACCGTTTTTAAACAGATAAATTCCGTTTGCTGTAATTGTCTTTCGAAACCATGAATTTGGGATATGCTGTGCAATTACATAATGACTTCCTTCTAGTTTTGCTCCAGATGAAAGTGTGCAGTTGAAATTCTTAACAGATGAAATATAATTGGTATCATCGTGCGGAACTACAAATGGAATGATTTGATCACCATTCAAGTACATTTTAATAGTTCCGTTTACAAGTTTAGGGTAACGCATCCAATACTGACTCAGCTCCTCTTTAATTTTTGGGAGTACATTTGTCATACAAGCACTCTTCTTCGAATAAAGTGAACTAAACTGCTTCTTCTGTATCGGAAATTCAATAAAACTTCCTGTTTTGTCGGTAATAATTCCAGGCCATTCGTTGATTTGAATAGCACTGTGTGACATCGAAGAATATGGGGCTTTCACTTGGTAAATATTTGAATTTTTCCAAGTGATTCTCCACGTTTCATCCATTGGATCAAGAATAGCAAGAGATGATTTCAATCCACATCCATGTTCATTCAAGTTTGTTTGAACTCGCATGTCCGGCGAATATGTAAAACATCTTGACAAGTCATCAGGTGTTACAGGAAATCCCTTTCCGTTATCTTCGATTGAACCTCTATTAGTTTCAAAATCTAGAGTTATTTTTATAACAGTAGATTCCGCCGCAATTGAATTGTCAATAATTTCAGCAATTGGCTGCATGCTATCTTCATATTCATTATTAGCCAACGTGCGCCACAAACCTTTATTCGTAGTGTTCACAGTAAAAGGAATTGAAGACATTTTCTAGAATACATATATATTTACCATTAAAAATTCGTTTTCACTTAATTACCAAATCCTTCACCGTCATCCATGACACCGCCTGTATTCGTATAATCATCATAATCACGAACAGCACGGTCGCCATAATCACCATAGTCGACCTGTAGTTCAACACCTCCTTCACCGAGCGGAACATCGCCGTTCTCTACATAATCACGTGTGTCATTGTATCCCTCTTCAGGCATATCTCCATCTACTTCTTTTGCTTCTTCTAATTCTGTTTTTGTATTTGCGTATTGACGAGCAAAGAACTCGCGATCAGCATTTGTGATCAAAAAGTCGGCGATACCAATGTCCAACAACATCTTCGTAATTTCACGAGACGTGTCGTTCATTGTACGGAGCTTCTTCTTGAGAGATTCGCGTTCAGCTGTACGAAGAGCCTCGTTTTCCTCAACTGCATCTTTAGATGTCAGGAATATCATTTGCAATACAACATCACGTTTTACAGCTTCCGATACAACCTTTACGAGAGCAGCTGATTTTCCAATCTTCTCAAGCAGTTCGTATACCAATCCTGTGGCGATATCCTTTGTCAATGATTTATCTGACTTTAAATACACTGCCTTTGTTCGGTAGTCAGATAGCTCTTTCAAATCATACTTGTGAGTCGAGAGTATATCGAGCAAACGATTAAACAATGTCAAAAATGCAACAGCATCTTCTTTTGAGTCCAGAAAACTGACCAACTTCTCCATCTTCGCAAATACTTTAGGAATGCCCCCTGTTTTCATCTTACGAATTTCGGCTTCAGTGAATTTGAATGAAATTGGAATTGTAGCGAGTCCAGATACTTGGAATGCTTTAGCAGACGGCGTCATATTATCCCATAGTTTTAGGGCGTCTTGAGATACTGCAGTTGGCTTATTACCTTCGAAAAATACATGAGGTGCAGGTGTTGTACAGATTGCCGGTAATTCTTCTTTTGACTTTGTCTCCGTCGGACTATAATCTGTTTTGCTAACCGGAATTGTAGGCATTTCAATCATCTGCTTTGTCGTGATTTCAGTTGGAACTGTTTCTTCATAACGTAGTTTGGCTTCTTCTAATTGCGTCTTAAATTTAGCTATAAACGGAGCCATTAGTCGTACAGCTTCATCTTTGATCTTGCGAGGATTGTTTATGATTTCTTTAAAGATTTCAGTCGTAGGACCTTTGAATAAATTTGGATTCGATTCATAGGGTGCCTTTAATACGCTCATAAGAGAGAACATAATGTCTGCCTTTTTAGGATCATCTGAATCACGAGGATATCCTGTTAGTTTTGAAACTGAACGACGAGGGTACAAAAATGGATTGTGAATCTGTAGCAAGAATGCACAACCGATTATACCAAGAATACCTTCTACACGATCCTTACCTGCCTGAGGAATCTTTGGAGCTCTGCGAACACTTTCAGCAACTTCGCGAACTGTTTGAAGGATAGGCAATAGTTGTTTGGCTTCCGGTAGAATCTGAAGAAGTGACAATAGCAAATACAGAATATCTTCACTTGTACGGCCAGCTATGAACATTTTTTGAATATCGCGAAGAGAGCCAGCAAAGGAAACAAACTGTGTATCACCTTTGAATTCATCTGTAATTAGTGTATCGTAGTTAATTTGAACAGCTCCATTGCTATCAAACTCATCTTGAGCAATAAATACATCTTTATTCACTTCTTCTCCACAATACTTGCATGTTCTGGATCCATCAATTACGCTGGTCCATTTATCATAAAAATCAAGTCTGTCTTCTTCTAATTCGCCCTTAAGAACAGCAAGTGTATGTTGACATAGCACAAAAAGATCTTCTTTGTCGGTATATACGTTATCCTTTAATGCCAATACTATTACTAATTTTTCGATATCAGATGCCTTATCTAAATCCGTACGTTGGGTATCGGCTATAATAGAAAGAACGTGTTTTCGCATTTCCGAACTGTTTTTCTTTTGAAACTTTTCAAACTTTTCATGGTCTGTGTGTTTAGAAGAAACCTTCTGAATCTTTTTAAGTAATTTTAGATGGTCTTCTATAATTTTATGACCCATCTCTTCATTCCAAGGTGTTCTTCCGTGTGAAATGAGTTTCTTCTGTTCTTCTTGGATAAATCCAACAGATACACATGTTCCTTTAGGATCTTCTGCTAGTTTACCTTTTTCTCTCTCATCAATTGCTTTATTTACATCACTCCAATTGGGTGAACGATACACACCTGCTTCCGTTAACGATTCGAATGTATCAAACGTATAACATTCATCGGGCGTCGAAAAAGGATATTGTACAGGCGGTTGAGCTTCGATTGGAATTACAGCAACGTTGCCATGTTCATTCGCCTTTGATAGTAACATTTTGGGAACAAAAAGTCCACCATCCTCTTGGTTCATCAACCAAAAACGAGGAGCTATACCTTCACCCCACCGGTACGTATACGAATCTTGTAATGATTTTGCAGGTTGTGTTTCAGTGTCTTGTTCAGGAAAGTTTACTGAAATTGTAGGCGGTGTAGCAGTAATCGGGTGAACTGTTGGGAAATTGTGTTTCCAAGACTCCCATGAAATTTCATTGAGTTTCACATCATATACTTTCAAGTATTTTAAACCTTCTCCGTAAGGATCTGTAGTTGTAGGAACGCCATGTGACATGATCGTCTGAATGGATGGAAATATATCTAGCAAAGGCTCATTTGTAATAATTTTAGATGTCTGATTTGAAGCAAGAAATGGGTGATCAACACGAGGATTAGGGATTTCAAGTTCACGTTTTTCGATGAAATAACCCTTTATGCGAATATTGTCACTTGTGTTTCCGATAGGAGCTAAAACTACATCAAGAGTACCATCTTCGTGAATAACTGTTTTCGAACGTTTGTAATTTCCAAGAACATGAATTGATTTTTCGCCATTTTCATCAACAAGCGTTGTATCATCTTGCAAGAGAACACCATCCTTTCCCGTAGTTGCGTAAGGATGAGGTAGCGCTGTAATCATACGATTGTAGTACTGAGGAACATACAGGTTCTCTTTCGAAAGAAGCGGTACCCAGTCTTTTTCAAATGAATACGATGTGTACGAAAAATCTTCATAGATACCCTTTACCCACGGAATATTTAGTGACGTACGCATACGGTCAACCTTGTATTCGGCATCTGTAACGGTTACGGTATTTGTGTAGGCTTCTTCCATTCGGTCTCTTTCTTTTGCAAGACGTTTGATCTCGAATTTGGAAACAGATTTATCTTTCGGTAACATCTTCTGAAACCAATCGTTGAGCTGATCGGGCAATGTAAAAAACCGTTCAGCTTCGGATCGTTGAACTTCTTCTTCAAATTCGAACGGTTCATCTAATAATTCAAATTCACTTTGAGGATCAAACGTTATAACCTCCGCCATTATTATTCTATAGAACCTTTTCTAGAATACTACAATATTCCTCAATCGTATCTTTTGCCATTTTTAGGACCGATTCCGGTGACTTATCCGAGCAGAACTGAAGTTTCAGATCAGGCTTTAGAGGATGTACAATATCATATGAAACATATGATGTATTCAAATCACTATAAATAACCTGTTGAAAGAGACCACCAATTGTGTGACCTCCGGTTTTTGTTAATACACTAAATGTCTTATCCTGTTCACGACGAATATTTTCAAGCGCTTCCTTTACGTAATCATTTACTCTCTTTCGCAGAACATCTACTGCAATTTGAAGAGCATCTTTAGCTTTCATTACGCCAATACTTTCAATTGCAAGACAGATCCAATAAGGCTCATCCTTTGCGTTCGTATAGAAACACTTCTGAATCAGAAAGTTATCAAACTCGCGTACATCTTTACCAGAATCCTCGTACGCCTTTCGAGCAGCTTTCGCCTTTTCAGGATCAACTTTCCACCATGAACTTACATTGCATAGCTGACCTACGTGCTTGGTATCCGTCAGTACACCTAGTGTAGCTTTTAGATGAACCTCTTCACCCTTTCGTACACGAAGGAACAACATCGGTTCGCCGATATCGCGATCTTTCATTAGAACTCCTTCACGTCCTGACTGAACAACGAAGTCAGATGTAGTAATCGTTCGCGTCTTTTCATCTTGCGATGGTAGAATACGAAGTTCAATCTTTGCATCTTTGATCGTAGCTGAATCTGACGGCAGAACATTAATAGGTAACATTTCTGCTCTATGTTTCAACATTTCATGTGGAAGCTGTGTCGTATTGGTCAAAATTTCAACATTCTGAACAGCTACAGTAGGAATACTTGCAAGCAGAATACGACGAAGAGCATTGACGAATGAAATTGGAAAATTCACAAATTCACAGGATAGCTCAAACCCTCCATTGGTTGTTTTAAGATTTTCGATCGACGCCATTTGATCTTCTGACATTTCGTTATTGTTTGATCCGTTTTTTTCCTGAAAAGTCATAACGACATGTCTCAACCGTATTTATTCTACAGTGATAAATGTCCTAACTCGAAGCAGGTGATCGAGACTTTGAAGGCGCTTAACAAAGTTGGTCTTTATAAGTTTGTTCTGGTAGATACGATGCAGAGAACTCAAATTCCAGCTTTTCTAAAAGCAGTACCAACACTATACAATCCGGAGACAAAGGAGGTTGTTGTTGGAAAAGAGATTTATGGATACATTGCCAAGCCTACGAATGCTCGCAAGGAGGTTCCAGCAAAGTCAGATACAAGCCCTGCATCGGTTCAGTCACCAGTCGGTGATCTGAACGCATGGGGGTTCGAGGGGTCGGGAAGACTAACTGAGTCGTACTCATCTTGGGATACGCCTACGAATTTTTCAAGTGATGGTGGAAGTTTGTATACATTCTTGGGCGGAGGTAGTGTAGCTGGACCTCCTGAGCCTACGTCGCAGAACACTATTTCGAAGGAAAAGGCTGGATCAAACGAAGATGTGAAAGCTCGCATGAAAATGATGGAGGATCAGCGTAAAAGTGAATTTTCAGGAGTCGAGCGTAAGTAATATAACACATGGCGACAAAGACCGTTCTAATGACGGCTCTATTTGAACAGCTAACGAATTTTACAAATGAGCTGATTGAGATGTATCCGAATGATCCGGATTTTCCTTTATTTCTAAACACAGTGAAGCTTGCAAAAATGACAAATCCATCTATGGTTGTTAAAAACATTTACGATGCTACAAATCCCTTTTCTGAGAAAATTCTGAGTAAGGATGAAGGTTTCTTCATGCAGTATTCATTTTCGGAGTTTGAAAAGGAAGTTGGCGATATGAATGTTTTTGGTAAACTAAAGAAATATATTGAGTCTATGACTCCGAAATCTAAAGATGGTGTATGGTCATATATTCAAAATATTTATAAACTTGCGAATGCTATTACGCAGATGTAAATCCATATAAGTCTTCGGGATTTAGCGTTTTTAGTTCATGTATCGCTTCTTCACAGTTTTTAAAATTTCGGAAAAGAATTTGATTTACTTCGGCTGGACTCCATTTATATTCGAGATCTTCGGTAGTCCAATCGCTGTCTTCTTTATCATAAAAACTAGATACCATTTCACGAAGAATTTGACGATTGCATTTCTTGAAATGAACAATCATATCAATACGACCAGGGCGAATAAGTGCTCGATCAATACGCTCAGGAAAGTTAGAGGAAATAGCAAGAATACGACCAGAAGCTTCTAGAGTTCCATCAAGTAAATTGAGTAGAAATGAGAGATCAATCGGATCTTTGATTTCATCTTCATTTTCCTTGTTGTCAAGCCAAGGATCGCCTGTTTTTTCTTTAGGCTTTTCAACTACTGTAGGCTTTTTCCATTCTCGCTTGAGCACGGCATCACCCATTGCATCAATGTCTTCAATCACATAGAGTCGCTCATGAACAGGAATAATAAATCGCTCCGTTACAGTTCCATTATATACATGAATTTCGTCATTAAAGAAGAGATGGCGAAGCTGTGACTTTGACTTGATTTCAGACAGATGAATGTTCAAAATATGACGGTGTGCAGTATTTGCGATTGCCTTGATTGTTGACGTTTTTCCACACCCAGGATCTCCATGAAACATAAATCCAAGTGTGTATGGAATTCCTTTCTTTTCATACCAATCTTTGCGGGTCAGAAAAAACTGTACATGGCTACAAACTTTATCACGCTGTTCAAAAAATACATTATCAAACGAACGTGTCGTATGGAACTGATGTTTCGTGTAAAGTAGATGAGTATTCGGCAAACTGTTCTGCATTGTCTTTTTTGATTTGTTCTGTGTGATCATATCAAAGTAATAAAGAGACGTTCCGAGCTTGTTTGCCATTTTTCTAGCAAAGTCGGTATTGCAACGATCAATAAATGCCTGTAAAAATTGAACCTCATGTTCATATGAAAAAAGTTCAAACTTAATTGCTTCTAGTTGACCATCTTTGTGTTTAAGATCGGTAAGTTGAAAATAAACATCAGTTTCAACTTGAACAGCTTCGAATACGTGAGGAAGGTAATCATGCTGAGAAACACAAAGAAGATTCTTAATAGCAGGAATTGTAGTTACATGATGAATGATCGCGTCCATTCTCAATGAATTTGGCGTGGTGGTTTTTTGAAGAACATGATCACACGTGATAACTGATTTTTTTGATTTTATTTGTTCTACAACTACTTCTTGCGTTCCTCCAAAGAATTTCATCATTTATATTTTAATGATTCCTGTATCTAAATAATGGCACAGAATCCTCCGGAAGTAAAAAGACCCGTTGTACATCTTGTAAATGGTGGTTGGGGTGATAGCGAGGAAGAACTACTTGCTGAGTGGGCCGACAAGGCTGCATGCTATCGTTGGTTACACGACAGAACGGAGAAGAAGTTTCGCGGTTACAATATGGCTTTGACGATTCCAGTTATTATTCTTTCGACTCTAACTGGAACAGCTAATTTTGGCATGTCTTCTATTTTTCCTCCTGATCTACAGCCCATAGCGCAACTCGGAGTGGGTGGTGTATCTCTTATTGCAGGAATGGTTACAACAGTAGCCAACTTTCTTCAATATGCTCAGGGAATGGAGGCTCACCGTTCCGCTGGTATTTCATGGGGTAAATTACAACGAAAGGTTTCAGTTGAGCTAGCACTCCCGCGTAATCAGCGTGAGAACTGCATGGACTTCTTGCTTGTATGTCGTTCTGAATTAGACCGTCTAATCGAGTCATCACCTACAGTTCCCGAAGATGTAATTGCAGCATTCGAATACACATTTAAATCGGTAAAGATCTCGAAACCGGAAATATGTAACAACCTCGAGAAGACCAAAATATATGATAGTGCAGCAGAAAACATGGCAGAAATTCAGGCTAAAGCAGAAGAATTAGCAAAGAAAACGATAGAGGAGAGACGTGTTGATGCGATTAAGCGTATGATTGAACCTAAACTTGCACAGGAAGTCGAGAGAGAAATAAGTCGTCGTCGTTCATCTCCTCCTAAGCTCGATACCTCTGCTATTATAAAACAAGATCTCGCTGCTCTTGCCGGTTCAGGTGTCGTGAGTCGCATGAGGAGCAGCGCTAAGATGATTCTTCCTAAATCCGATATCAAGCCTGAACACGTTGTTCTTGAAATGATCCCTGAGAAGAAGGAAGAACCTACGTCTTAACAATACACATATCTAGCGTTGGAACACTCGTGTTCATTGTCTTTGAACGTTTGAGACGAAGATGCTCTGAAGCCTTTTCAACAGCATCTGTAGATAGAGATACATACCGTTTAATATCACGCAAAGGCCCCTGAACATTCATAGAAGGAAACAACATTCGAATAGGAGGTAGCTCACAAATTACAATATCATTGCTTCCACTTGTATATTCACGAAACTGTTGAATATCCAATGGTCCTCCAAACATCCTCAGGATGCTTCTAGATGGTGCAGGAGATAGATCTTTGTCAACATACAGTTCGCGGTACAAATTGTAGAGCAATGCATGACGATTCCAACGAACTGAATCGGATACAGATACGTCAGCATACAGGTGAGCTAGTGCACATTCGGGAGAACAAAAATGCCCTTCGCATGTATAGTTATTTTTATATACATCATACGAAATTGGAAGAACTGTGGCAACCCAATTAAACGCACTGCAGCACCAAAAGCAAGCTGTGTGTTCTGAATAGGAATCCGCAGTTACATTTTCTAGGATCTTTTTTAGAACAGTTGTATTGAATCGCTCAGATACCTTAGACGATTCAACTGATGTTAAAATATCCGAATAAGAAACTACATCTCCAATTGGGATAACTTGTTCCGATGCTTCATCATTTACCTTTAGTCTAAATATAATTGGTGCATCGTCCACCTCTACTTCATTTTTTACAACCTTCTGCTTGCGTACAGGCATTTAATTTATTTAATCTAACAACGTCTAAACAAATGAGAATTGTTTGTATGACGAACGATGCTCAATTACCTATGATGAAAAGCATGCTCAATTCTGCTATGAAGGCCGGAATTCCTATGAATCTATTTCACTGTTATATTTTAGATAGCCAAAAAGAAGCTGCTGTTTATGGTAGCACGCAGTTTAACTCGATCACTCTTAAAAAACTTGAAGTGATCAAAATGAACATGGGAATGGATAATGAAATTTTGTGGGTAGATAATGATATTGTATTTTTTGAAAACTGTTTAGGTGATATTTTGTCAAAGCGTGGTAACTTTGTGATGCAAGATGATCTATGGGGAGCATGTACTGGATTTTTTCTTGCAAGAAGTGGATATTTTTCGAATTCTGTTTTACAGAAATCGATTGACTGGTTGGCTAAATCTACATCGAAAAGTGTAAATGATCAACACGCATTCAATCGTGTATATCCTCAGATCGTTGGTATCATAGTAAACAAACTATCAACTGAAGAATATCCCAATGGTGAAATATACTTCAATAAAGGTAAAACATCCAAAGCAAAGATTGTTCACTGTAATTATTTATCAACAACTGTCGAAAAGGTTCAGCGTTTTAAAGATCGTGGATTATGGGATGAATCCGATACTGCATTTCTACTAACGAATCGTTACTTGATATGACGACGCTTAGTCTTCTTGGACTTCTTAGACTTACGGTGACGTGTCTTACCTCCACGAGATGCAACAAGTAAATCTTTGTCAAATTTTTCCTGCATAGACTGTACTTTTGCAGCCTCCTGTACATTTTTAACAGGCGACAAATCTTTAACTACCGACGCAGCAGAATAGGCCTCAGGTGATCCTACATCACGCTTGGGAGTAATGTATTTCTTATCAAGTTCCAATGAACCCTTTGGCATTTATATATTTAAAACGAATTTTCATGAAGACATACCTAATGAAAGACACACAGAATGGCTGATCTTTCTAAGCAGTATCGCAAGCACACTCACCGTGAACATATTTTGTCGCTTCCTGATACCTATATCGGGAGCATTGAAAATTCAAATGATGAACAGTTTGTAGTAAAAGATGATAGCTTTGTAGCTGAGACGATTTCAAATTTCAATCCTGGATTTTACAAGCTGTTTGACGAACTACTTGTGAATGCACATGATCACGTCGTCCGTCTTCGCCAGAAAGGTTCGACTAATCCCGTGAAGGCAATTGACATTTCAGTAGCAGACAATGTGGTAACAATCAAGAATGACGGCGAATCCATTGATGTAGAAAAGCATCCTGAGTATGGTGTTTATATTCCTCAGATGATCTTTGGAGAACTACTCACATCTACAAACTACGACAAGGAGGAAAAGAAGCTAGTTGGTGGCAAGAATGGTTATGGAGTCAAACTTGTCAACATCTTTGCTAAACAGCTCAAGATCACGGTCGTAGATGGTGTTCGCGAACTCAAGTATGTACAAACGTTTGAAAACAACATGTCTAAAATCGGAGAGCCATCGGTGAAATCAGCAAAGGTAAAGCCGTATGTTCAGATCGAATGGACTCCCGACTTTGCTCGTTTTGGGTGGAAGACACCTGCAATCCCTGAAGGTCTACTCAAGGTCATTCAGCGACGCGTGTTTGACCTTGCAATGACAGTCGGAAAGGACGTTCGAGTTACATGGTGCGGCGCACCAGTTAAATTTCGAGACCTTACAACGTACGCTTCCTGGTATCTGACGAAAGATACAGCCATCGTCACAGACGCTCCCCAAGTGGGCTGGCAGATTGCAATCGCTGATAGTACATTTGATAGGGCGTTCAATGTGTCTTTTGTGAATGGCATTTGGACGAGATCGGGAAAGCACGTGGATGAAATTACGAACCAAGTTGTTTCGCATATTGTGAATTATTTGGAGGCTAAGAAGAAAATCAAAGTCAAGCCGGCACTCGTTCGTGATTCCCTTGCAGTATTCATTCATTGCTTTGTAGAGAATCCTTCGTTTAGCAGTCAGACCAAGGAAGTACTTACTTCTAAAGTCTCGTGTAAGCTGAGTGACGACTTTCTCAAGAAGGTTATCTCAAAGCTAAACGTAGTTGAGAAGGTACTTGAACAACAGAACGTAAAAGACACCAAAGAAAACTCAAAGACTGACGGTAAGAAGCATAGCAAAATCAGCGTTCCTAAACTTGATGATGCAGTACAAGCTGGAACTACAAAGAGTCACGAATGTACACTAATTCTTACAGAGGGAGATTCAGCGAAAGCTATGGCCCTTTCCGGTCTCTCGCAGGAACAGAGAAAGAC